TACAAACTTCTTTATTCCAGTTGCGGTTGTTATTTTTTCTATTGTGTCGCCTAAGCCTTTTGATTTCATAATTATAATTGTAGTTTACGATCGCCCCGTAGGGCGACCGCTCTACAGTTAGATTAATCGTTTAATCGTTTTTCTATATTTGTGTATATTTCCATACCTTCATCAGTTTTAAACCAATGCGCTAAAGCAGTGTATGGGTGCTCATCAAATGGTATTGTCATTATTTTTCTACCATTACTTCCCCACAAAAAGTTTCTTTGATCAGATGATAATCTTAATATACCATTTTCAACAGCTCTAATACCAAAGTTTCTTAGCATTACGTTTTCATCATCTGCTAACTCTAAGAAGAGTTTAGGATTATTTCTAGCAAACACTAGTAAATCTCTTTTAAGTTCCTTAGAACTTAACTTAGATACCTCAGATCCTTTTTCAACACGCATAATAGCTTCCGCCATATCTATATCGACATTTCTAGCTGCTATCAAGGCGTCAACCTGCGTATCTAACACTTCTATTTCATCAGCGGCTTCTTTTGCTGGTTTATATTCTTCATACAACTTGTTTCTATGAGGGTGGTATAAAGACAATAGTTTTTGTAAAGTTACCTTTTCTTTTTCTACAAATAAATTTCCAGATCTAAATATAATATGCTCTAATCTTTGGTCTCCTTTCATTTCGTCAACAAATGGTGTTTTTTGATTTTGACAGTACTTAAGTTCTCTTTCATAACCTTTTTCTTCGTCAAAATAATATATACCAGCTGCTTTTAATGATCTAGAAAGTGGCTTTTTATCATTTTTTAAAAGATAAACTCTATCTTTTATTTCCCACTCATTAGAAGGTACTTTTCTTTCTCTTGCTTTTGGTTGCTCGGTAATAACCGTTTCAACCATTGTTTTTTCTTCAATTACAGTTTCTTCTACTGCAACTGGTTTTGTTTCTTTTTTCTTTGCCATAATATAATATATAATAAAATTAATAAAATAAAAAGGCCGAGGCCGAAGCCCCGGTCTTTTAATATAATAAATGCTTATTTCATTAACATGAAATTGTTAGCACCTTGTGTAACTAAACATCTTTCTGATAACATGTGGATTTCCATTGCATCTAAAGCAGATGTAGCAGCTCCAACAGAACCAGTAACCCAAGTTTTCATTCTTCTATCGTCAGTTTGTGAAGCTCTATATCTAACGTGTAAGAATGGTCTTTTAAGATTTTTACCTAACATTTGATCATAAACAGTTGATGTACCAGCCGGAACAATAACCCCTCTAATTGCTTCTGAAGCATTAGCAGCGTTAATACCTCCTCTAGTAGCTAAATCATTTAAGTATCTAAAGTCAGATTTGTAGAAGTCATAAGAACCTCTTCTAAATCCAGAGAAACCTAAATTTAAAGCCATATCTTCAGAGTTGTTAAATACTCCGTAAGAAGTACCACCAGCTCCGTAAGAATTCATAGAAGCTAACATGTCATCCATTGCTAACGAAGTAGCTCTGTTTACAAACATCATGTTTTCTTCAATAGCACCTTGCTTATCAAACTCAGCTAAGATAGCGTCAAATTCAGCTAAATCAGTAGCAGCGTTAACACCAGTAACACCAGAAGTTAAATTACCTCTATCTTCGATAGCGGCAAATAAACCTTCAGTACCAACGTTTCCAGCGCCAGCTTCAGAACCAGCTATTGTATTACTTCCATCAAGAAGTGAGTCAGCGGCATTTAATTCACCTTCTAGCATTGACATCTCTAAGTAATCGTTAAAACGAGCTCTTGTGTCTGCCTCGGCTTTTAAGTACCATAAGTATCCAGAAGCTCCATCTTCAGAAGCAACTTCAACCCAACCAACTCTAGACGCATCAGAACCTGATACAGAATAGTAATCTTTTAAGATAATTGGCTTGTTAGAGAAAGTCTTGAAAGATGGTTCGTTAGCTCCTCTTGAGTCAGTTTGAGTAGTAGCGGCGCCACCAGTCATATAAGAAACTCCCTTACCGTATTCAGAACCATAAACTAATATAGTACAAGATTGCTCACCAGTACTGTCAGCTATAAGTCCAGAGCCTGAACCAGCACTATAAGGAGCTACGTCAATTGTAGTCGTAGCAGCAGAAGCTGTAACAACTAAACATTTGTGAACTCCAGCAGAGTTAGCTACAATAACAGTATCATTTACTCTAATACCATGATCAGTAGTTTTTGCTAAACCATCAATATCATGAGTAATTGTAATCATTGTTGTAACTCCAGTTCCAGCGTTAGCACCGTCATTAGTGTCACCTGAAACGATTTTACCTTTATAAGATAAATGTAATCTACCTTGCTCAGACCAAATAACTTGATCAGCAGTCATAGATTCTTCAGCTCCTACTTGTGCAAGAAATCCTGATATAGTTCTCGGTCCGAAAACTTCAGCTTCTTTTTCCATAAGATCTGGTACGTATTGTTGCGCCCAACCCGTTGAAGAGTTTAGGTCTAAATAATTTGATGATAATGTCTTCTGTATATGCGAAGGCACACTATTCAAATTAGTTCCTGCAGTAATTGCCATAATTTTTAATTTTTAAATTGTTATTTTTGTTTAATTTTAAATTTGAAATCATTAGAATTGTTACCAAGCACTCTTACTTTTACACCACCAGTATTGATCTCACCACCGTGTTGCTGTCGTGGATCCATATTGATGTTCTTAGCTTTAGCTACACTACTTTTTAAAGCGTCAGCCTTACCTTGTTCGTAAAAGTGACTAGCAATTTTATCAGCGTTCATAGCGGTAAACATTGATTTGTGATAACCCTTAGCATCTTCCATTTCGTTATTTTTGTTCAAGAACTTCTTGACAAAGTTATTAATGTCACTTTGGCTACCTTTAACCGTATCTGAGTCTTTAACGTTAAATCTAAACTTTTTGTCTCCAACATTATATTCAAAACCTTTGAAATTTTTATTGAACACTTGATTAGTTTTATTTAAAAACGTACGGTGTTGTTTTTCTGCTACTTGTTGCTGCTCTTTTGATTCCGTGTTGTATCTGTTGAAAAAATCAACTGCTTTCTGTTGCTCACCCGTGAGCTTAGAACCATATTTGATGTCTTCATAATATTTGGACTTTGCACCGTCCAGGTGTTGCCTTGCCTGAGCAACTTGCTCCTTCATGGCTAATTTTTTTCTTTTAATATCTCTATCCTCGTCCATATCTTCATCGTAAGAAAAATAGTCTTCCATCATGAAGTCTATTTCTTCGTTGTCTAAATGAGGTTTTGTTTGTTTGTAATATTCTTTAAGTAAAGTATGATTATCTAATTCAGAATAATCTTGGTTTAACTTAACGTAATCTTGTAGATCACCACCAGTTTCTTCCATAAACTGCATTAGTTTTTGAATATTTTCAGGAAGTTCTTTTCCAGTTTCCTCTGCTTCTGCCACCGCTTCTTCAACTTGCTCAGTTAATTCTTCAACCTCTTCTTCTGTAACCTCTTCTAAAGTTGGAGCTTCTTGTGTTTCTGCTTCCGGTTGTACTTCTTCTTGTTCTTGTGTGGCGTCGGTATTTTCAGTGATTTCAACCACTCCTCCGTCGTCAGTGTTGTTTTCAACAACTTCTTCTTTGGTTTCATTTTCTGGTTTTTTACTTAAATCTACTTTAGTAATACTATCATCTCCAGCAGATTCAAATTTACTTTCATCAACTGTTTCAACAGTTTTTTGTGTAGTTTCTTCAACTACGTTTTCTTCTTTTTCTTCCATAATATAATATAATAATAATTAATAATTTTTACTGCGGTCCGAACATAGACATGTCAGCAGGACCTCTACCACCTAGTATATCATTACCTGATGACTCAAACTTTTTAGCTGGTTGATTGCCTTTTCTTTGTTCTATTAATTCAGACTGTTGACTAGCTTGTATTCTAGTTCTTTCATCTTTACGATCTTCTTTTTGTTTTTCTTTTCCCTTAGTGCTTTCTACTTCCATACCTTTTAATTGCATGTTGTACTGGAACTCTAAAGCCATGAGTTGTTGCTTAGCTTGCACTTCTTGCTGCATTTTCTGTAATTCAAGCTGCGATTTTAATTGTTCTAGTTGAGCGTCTGATTGTGATAACGCTTGTTGCTTTTGAACTTCCATTTGCGCCGCTGCTTGCTGTGTCTGCATATTAGTCTGCGCTTGCATCTGCATGTTTTGTTGAGCAACCATTTGGTCTTGTTCTGCTTTTTTCTTTCTTCGTATTTTTAAAACTTGATTAGCTAACTTAACATTGTTTATTTGTCTAACGTCTATAGCATCTTCAAGATTAATACTTTGTTGTTGCAGAGACATTTGTATATTGTTTTCAAGCATAGCTTTTTCTTCTTCGTCTGGAGCTAGCTCTAAAAATATACCAAAATCATACAAATGTAGTTCAGACATCTCTTCTAACGTTGCTACGTTGTGAACACCTATTGCTTGTATAAAAGCGTCTTTTGTTGGAGAATATTCTATAATGTCAGATATTCTAAGCGACAAACACTCTGCTGTTTCTGCTGTTAAAAACAAACCAGCGTTTAATATATGTCTAGTTGCTGTGTTAGAATTTGCCGCTGCTAGTTTTTGTACGCCAACTAAAGCCTTAGCATCTGGAGTAGAACCATCTCTAGCTTCGTTTAATCCAGTTACATCTCTAATCATTTGTAAGTAATAATTATAATTACCTATAAGCGCTTGCATTTTATTACCACCACTACCAGATGTTATTTCTTGAATAGGTACTTTACCTGGATTCATATCTCCGTCTGAAGTAAAGCTTCTACCAATTACAGATCCTGTTTGAAAAAACATATTTAACGCTTCTTGTGGACTGTAGTTTGTGCCATTACCTAAATCAACCTCAGCTAAACCATCGGCATCTAAATAAACACCATCTGGTACCATACGTGACATTACTTGTTGCAACTTTAAATGAGTAAGCTGTATCATATCAGCAAAACCTGTAATACGTTTTACTAACGAATCTATTTTACCTTTGTACATCCTAGGCGCAACTATAGAATAATTCATTTTAACTTTTGTAAAATCACTTTTAGGACGCATCATGTTTTTAGCCATTTCCCATTTAAGTAATTTACTAGTGCCAAGAACCATAGCTCCTTCATATAAACACTCTATAGCTCTGTGTAATCTTTCGTACCCACCTTCTTTATTTGCTGGTGGATTAAACGTGTCTTCTTTCTCAATAGCTTTTAAAGCTCCTGTTCCAGTTTCTTTCATTTTATAAACTTCGTTCATGTAACTTTTGAAGTTAAAATATAATATTTGAACTTGGTTGTTATCTATGTCTCTGTAATTTCCGCCACCGCTTTGATAGTCGTTAGTGTGTACAGATCTTGTTTGTATCACTTCTTCTAAATCACTCTGTGTTAAGTGTGGGAATTGTTTAGCCAGCTCGTTTATAGGAATTGTTTTTACTTCTCCAACATAATACACGTCGTCAAAGTATGGGGATTCAGTATAAGAATACACTAAGTCAGCCGGATCAACGTAATCTATAACAACACCTTCTGAAGTAGTAAAACCTGTTTTTACAGCTCCAATACCTAACACGGTTAAATCTCTATAAAATCTTTTTTTGATTAGCTCGTAGTTGTTTCCATCCATTAAAACATTTATAGCTTGTTCTTCTGCTATTTCTACAGATTGCTTATAAGTTAACTGCATGTGAAGATCTAATTCTTCTTGTGATTCTGGTAACGTTTCTGGATCGTTTTCATATAAGTTAACGCCAAAAGCTTCTTGCGCAAAATCATTCATTTCTTGAGTTTGCATATCTCCAAGTATAGATTCCATATACTCAGTTCTTTTTGCTACACCATAAGGATCTTGTGAATAAGCTTTTATATCATACATTCTTTCAGCAATACCGTTTACAACAATATCAACAAACTTAGGTATAATTGGAACTGGTGTCCAATCAAGGTTTAAGTAGCTTAAGTCACCGTTTATAGATAACTCATCTTTATATTTTTGAATTGATTGATTTCCACTAGCGTATAATCTTAAGTTGTGAAAATTGTTTTGATTAGTAGCGTATCTATTGTAACCGCGGTCTTTATTGAACCACTCGCTTTCAATAGCTTTAGCTACTTTTAACCCGTAGTCATAACTTAGCTTTTCAGCATCGCTTACGACTTGACTAGGAAAATAATTATTTATAACAGACTCTGCCATATTTTACTTTATTATTTTTGATGCGTTTCCAGTATTAGTATACTTCGCAATATTTATATTTAACTTTTGTTTCTCTATTTTAGCGTTTGGAGCGTATAAATGTCTGTTACAAGCCATAATAGCTAATCCAGAACTTATAGACGCATCAAACTTTGTTCTTTTGTTTATATCAAATCTAGCCCAATCGTTTAGTGTTTCGTTGAAATATATGTTTCCGTAATTCCCATCACCTAAATGACCAACGTGACTCTGTATGTACATTTCAATAGCAGCTGCATGAGCTTGCTTTATATCTTCACTTGAGTTAGGTATACCACCTATTTCTTTTTCTGTTACAGATAACTTGTTCCAGGTTCTATCTGGTCTATTCATTGAGTAACCCCTATATCCTCTTCTTCTTAAGTAATACAGCAATCTAGGTTTATTGTTCTCACAAAGTAATGGCATTCCGTAAAATACTAAAGCCATTAATATATCTTCAAAAAATATATCCGCAGTTGGTGGTCTTGACACGTACTCCAGGAACATATGGTTTGGAGGAGCGTCTTCCATACTAAACTTAGTTAACCCGTGTAAAGCTCCATTAGATCCTTTACCATCAACAGTTCCTGATATATCGTAACTGTCACAACCAAAAGCTCCTATATGTTCGTTTGCAGGATACTTAATACCATTTTTTACAATTATCTTGTTCTGCATATGTTGAGGTGGAACCCAACTTACTTTAAATCTACCTTTTGGATCTGGATAAAATATAACTTGAGTATCTTTAATTCCGTTAACCCACTGAAAGTTTCCAACTGATAACGCTGCTGAGTTATTCACACCTTCATTATAATCTATTTGCTCGTATATCTTAGCTAAGTTGAATATAGAGTTTTTAGCTTCATCTCTAAACGCGTGCTCTGTAGTTCTTGGAAATTGTCTATAAAATTCATTTAATCCATCACTATCAGATTTAAGTCCTTCAGCTTCGTTATTCCAATGCTCTATTATACCTACATCAATTAATTCACCGTCTGGTCCGAGTACATCATGATCTGGACTATCGAAGACTGGATATCCGTATTCATTAATAAAGCCTTCGTAGTTCCACTCCATTGGGATAAAAAGAGAATATAAACCAGATTTTGTTTGTCCATTACGATTTCGTGAGGTAACGTCTGAAGCATTGTATAGTTTTTTAAAATTTCCTCCACCTTTATCTAAGGCGTTTGAAGTACTACCCATCATACATTTTCCTACTATTCTACTACCTAGCCTTAAACAAGTTTTCGTTACTCTCCAGTTATTTAGTATGTTATCTGGTCTTTCCCATTTACCACTTTCATCGTGTACTAGTAAGCTTAGTTTTTCACCATCGTAACTATTGTCTCCTGTGTTCTTCCAATCAATAGTAGTATCTAATCCTTTAATGTCTTCAAGTTGTTCGTTTGCCGTAATCTTTTTTCTTGTAAACTTACTAGCTGGTACTCTATACGCTAACTCAGACTTAGGTCTATCCATACCATCTTGTATAGGCTTAAAAAAGAAAGGATAGTTAATTGATATAGGAACAACTTTATCTGTAAACATTTTTTTTGCATCTGCACCTGATTTTGATAGTATACCATATCTACTATCACTTGATATAGTGGCTAAGTTAACTGTTTCTGCGCTAGACATAAAAGAAAATCCTGATCTACGGTTTTTAAGATAACATATTCCGTAACATCTTTTATCTGCCTTACAGGCTTCCCAGAATATATAGAATAATCTGTTTGCTTCTCTAAAGTCTGGGGCACCTACGTCGATTTTACTCCATTGCAAATACATATAGTGCGTACCAGTTATCCAGGTTGGTTTACCATTATTCACAAACCAGAATCCTTTATCTCTTCGATTAAACTCTTCGTCTATGTAATCGTACCATTTTTCTTTATTATTTTCCGGATAACTCCTCCAGTCGAATATGTTTTTAATACGTTCTAACTCCTTGGGATACTCTTGTTTCACCCACTTGTTTTTCTCGTGCTTATATACTTCTTTAGGTGGTTTAGGTAGCGCTATAATTAAATCTTGTATTTCTATAATCTCACCTATAACTCCATTGTGAGATAATACTATTAAATCATGTTCTTTGTTGTAACCGTACTTC